ACATGATCAATGTGCATTGGGCCTTCTGTCTGCCCACATGTTTGGCAGCTTCCATCTCGCTTCAACACTAGCTCTCTTAGCTTACGCCAACGGCTGGTGCTGCCACCTTTCCAGTTGTTTGACATCAATGCCACCCATGCTTCTTCCAATGAGCTAATGCCCCATTGCATATCTTGCCTAGATACCTGTGATCTATGTATCGCAATGACCAATCAATCATTCTGAATCCATCAAGGTTTCGATACTTAGTGTTACGCATTTGACCTAAGCCAAAGTGATTTCCATTGGGATTGATAGCTTCTACTCTCCAATTGCTTTCCTTAGTTATCAAGGTGTTAAAGCATTGAAACTCTTTGTAGTTAATGATCCTTGAATGTGCATAAAGCTTTAATGAATCAATTGATGTGCTTTGTTTAACAGCTTCTGTTGCATGAGCCGGTGTCATGCCAATGACACAAAGCCCGCCCAAAACCACCAAGAATCGTCTGCGAGCTAACCGGCTAACCGGCTCGCTAACGAGTCTCGATGGTAGCAACCATGTCAAGCAAGGAGCGTAATCTTGAGCGATTCCAACAGGTTTCATCAACATGTGGATAACACCTGTGGATAACTTTCTCATTGGCTTAACTCACCAATGCGAGCATCATCAACAATCTTGATCCCAAATGTGCCACATCCCATGCATTGGGCAAACCATTCATGCTCTGTTAATTCGGCACCTTTCTTCAAACCAAATCGTTGCTTTGGCTTTCCGTAAAGCTTTTTGCAGATTGAACAATCAAACATAAGGATGTGCATAGTTACTCCATTGCAATGTCTCGATGGGTTGTAAATTAGTTTGAGGCACAGTCCAATTGTTTTGGCTTGTGTTTTTGTATCGTGGCTTTTTAGCTATGGCTACAGGAATCCAGCCAATGATGTGCAGCTTTGGTGAATGACCCGTGACCAGCACAGCAATATCACGATCATCCCGGTCGCTTTCTTGTATCCATAGATTTGATGCAGGATTGGCTGACCATTTGACCTCAATGTGTTCGCCCACATCAGCTTTGGATTTATCCCATGTGATGCCTGGCTGATAGTCATAACCCAATCGCCTAGCCACAACCATTTCAGCTGCCATTGATTCAGCCATTTGCGCTACATATTCAAACCATGAAAGATTCTTTTGAAAGCGCGTGGGATGGTCTGCATTGCGATCCTTGCAATGTTCAATGGCTGACACCATGCATTGAGTTTCATCAACTCTTGTGATCATCGGCAATCACCGCAAAACCAAATCACTTTCTCTGTTTTGTCATAACCTGTTTGGTAACCAAATTTATCTAGTTTGGTCAGCTTTGAGCATTTGTCACATTGCTCAATCTCATAAATCTCTACCACTTCGCCTTGATAATAAAGCTTGCCAAGCATGCTTTGAGGATTAAGAATCTCCATGTAATCGCTCATGGTCACACCTGTGGCTTATATGTGCCATCGCTGGTCAGCACATACCATCGAGGTTTGCATTGATTTTCTTTAATTTTCTCGCTGCAAAAGTATCCGGCCCAAGCTTTAGCTGCATCGGGTTTGCTTTGATTCCATCGCATTGATCCGTGTGAGCACATGGGCGCGGCATTTGCTTCCCAAGCTGTGTCTTTGACTTCTTCGGCTTCTTCTCTGGTCTGATAGCTCGGCACATCGCCATGCTTTGTTGTCCAGTAGTCATAGTCAGCAGCTGGTGTTTCTGTCTTAACCAAGGCCATAACCTCTTTGGTGGCTTTCTCCGTGCCTCCCATGACCAAAGCCATCACGCGCATCAAAGCTGATGTGCAAGTGTCCTCAATCATCCAGCGTTTCATTTTGTCCGGATAAGCTGCCAAATAGCCGTGTGCATAATCCACACCAGCAGGCTCTGTTTCTAGTTGATTTCTAAAAGCTTTAGCTTGAACCAGCACATATCCTTTTTCTGCGTTAAATTCAATGATGAGCGTTTCGAGCCGGCCTTGAGGATAAGTGGCAATCCAGCGGTCGGTGCGTTGCTTGTTGCCTTCGTAATCGTCCATGAACGCCATTAGCGCACCGCCTGAGCTGAGATGTGTCGGCCAACAGCTTTGCCTCGTTGATAACCTTCTTTGTGGCCTTCTTTGTAACCGACTGAATAACTGACAATTGCCCACAAAATGCAGGCAATCGCCATGAGCACAAATAGCCCAATTTCACTTGTTGTCATTTTCTTGCTCCCGTTTCTGGGAGCCGTGTCTCAGCTCCCGAAATAGAGAGTGACAGGCAAAACCGACAAATTCAAGATTCCCGCGTGGATTGTGGCGTGTCGCTACTTCTTCAACGCTATCTCGAGCAGTAGTTGATCCAATCGGCTTTCAATCCTGCTCACTTGATCCTTGAGAGAATTGCCCCCATTCGGTGAAAGCTCGCGCATGATCGATTTCACCATGAATCGCATTGACGAAAAGATGGCACTCAGAAGCACAATGACAAATCCACCGACCGCCATCCATTCGCCCACACTCACTTCTTGTTACCGAATGCCACATCATTTGGATTGGCCCAACGCGCAAGCATTGGTACTAATCCAGCAACTAAGCCCATTGCTAAATCTTTTGGATTTGTGTTGCCAGTCATATAGACAGCCAACATTCCAGCAACCGAGCTTCTTGCCCATGATGCCAACAAAGCTTTTGCTTGATTCATTATTTCTCTCCTTTGGGTCTGTCCGGTAAATCACCGGTAAATGAGACATAAGCCGGTCGGCCATATCCCACAACAAATGACCGCGCTCCCAAGGTGCGTGATTTGACCATCACTTCACCGCCGTTTCTTTGATCTCCAGCTCCCGATGTGTTGCCTTCAATTGTCACGATTTGTTTTTCCGATGCCCGAATCACTAAACCGATGTGATTGATTGTAACCTTGTCATCAATGATAAAATCGAAAAAGACAAAATCGCCAATCTTTGGTGTTTCGTGCCATTGCTTGTTTTTCTTAAATGCCTCAGCCCCGGCTTTTGTGCTGACCACATTTGGCACTTTCACACCAGCTTGATCCGCGCACCAATTAAGAAATGACCCACACCATGGCAGCTTGTCAGCCTTCATGTGTTTGCCATACTTTGTCTCGTTGTTTCCAGTCTCAGCTGTGCCAACCTCGGCAAGAGCGATTTGGATCAATCGAGGCAATGTACCTTGTGGGAAATTACTCATCGTCCGAAATCATTGGTGTGGATAGTGCCGCTTGTTGCTCGTCATAAGTTGATTTTAGCATAGAGGTAAATTGCTCGTTGCCGTGGTCTATCGTGACATATTCAACTTCATCACCAGTCATAAAATTGGTTACTGTCTCATAGGTTACATTGTTCATTTTTATAACTCCGCACTTAGTCCGAGATACGCTGCTGCATTATTTTGATTTATTATCATATAACTTTGAGTGGTTGCAGTTAAACCACTTGCCACAGTAATGAAAAGTAAAGTTATATCTGGTGCTGCTTGTGAAATTGTGCAACCAGTTACAGTATAACTTGCAGTAATTATTTGTAATGCCAATAAAGAAAAATCAACACTTGTAGGAGCAACACGCATTGTTACTGGATGTTTAATCTGTTGATAAGAGTTAGTAGTACTGCCAGCAATACCGCCTGAACCTTGATAAACCAACGCTCCAGTATTGCGGAAGTAGTAACGCTGGCAGGCGGCTAATTCTCCTTGAAGTGTTGCCCCATTAGTGCGGAACGGTAGTGCCACGCTGCCGATGTCAATTTGTACGCCAGTTATTTCGTAGTAATCGTTCGCACCTGCTGTGCCAGTTGGAGAATAAAGAGCATATGGTGCTAATTGTGTAGCCGTTGCACCAACTGTGCCAGTAACTGTAAATCTTTGCCAAGTTGTTGTTAAAGTGGCGGTAGTGCTTGCAACTACGACTGCTCCTGTAAATCCACCCGCAAAGAGATTTGCATCAGTAGAAGTTCCAGAATATAGGTACATAGTCAATGCGTTAGATGCAGAAGAATAATTTGCGCCTGCTCTTGCATAAAAAGATATTGTGACTGTTTTGCCAGCATAAGGAATACAGACTGCAGATTCCATAGATTGAGATAATTCAACTCCTGTTGTGGTGGTGCTTCCAGCAGTTCTTTGTGCTCTTAAACAATATTGGATATTAGGAAGATTTGTTGTATCGCCTGTAACCTGTCGGCTATTGTTGTAATGCGTACCAGTACCCTTTTGCCATCTGTCAGCAGTATAGATAGAAGCAGTTGTTGCAGATGTAGTGCCACGCTGCCAGATTTGCATCGCTGAATTAAGAATGGGATTAGAAATTACTGTTCCAGCCGTGTAGCGCAAGCCTGTTGAAGTGGAACTATCTGCTACGAGTGTGCTTCCGTTGGCTCCAGCTGCGAGATTGTCAAAAGTTGCTGATCCCGTGCCAACAATCAAATCACCTTTTGCTGTGATTTCTGTTGCCATGGAGTTTGTGATTGTGACTGTGCCTGATGTGCCACCGCCTGAAATGCCTGTACCTGCTGTCACACCCGTAATGTCTCCAGCTGCATCAGTTACCCACACAAAATCCATGTCGGTGTTTGAATTCTTTGACAGCACTTGTCCGGTCGTGCCACCTTTTAAATCAGCCAATGATGAATCAACAGCTTGACCAAATACCTCAAAATCGGCAGGCAAATCCGTAACCAAATCTGTTGGTGTTGGCATTTGCCATCCAAAATTGCTTGTTGGATTGCTCACTTTTTCTCCTTACGCTACGACTAACGCATCGGCCCAATTTAGGCTTCCGCTAATTGAATTCCATGTTTCCAACGCTGAAACATCTTGCCATTGCATGGCTTGCAAGCTAAATGACAGCGGAGAAATTATCGCGGTAACTGATACCGAATTGTATGAGGCACGCCATGACCAACCTTCCACAAATCCAAGGTAAGTGCCTGCAGCCATATTGAGTGGCAAATCTGTAATGCGTAGAGGTAAGCCCATAAAAATGGAAATCAAGGCATCCCGGTCAGCATCATCAATTTCTGAGTTTGTCAGCTCAAAAGTGATTTGGTTAAACATTGCTTGAGGATACGATCTGAGAGTTAGATAAAATGCTGCCTGACTTTCGGCATCAGCTTGATGCTTAATGGTTGTTGTGATTATTTGAGCTAATCGGCCGTATAAGCCAACCGAGGTTGCATCAGTATCTGTGACCTCGGAGGCTGAATTGGTGCCATATTTGATAACAATTTCATTTCGAATGTCACCAGCTCGGGTTTGCACAAAAAGTGAATTAGCAATGGCTTGAGCTGCCGATACATCGGTATATCCATTCGTGGCCAAATAAATTGAGCGATGGTCTGCCGAGGCATATGAAATTTGGCCTTGAGCGTTTTCATATATGTAGCCCAATCCCGATGTGGCTAGAGCTGAAACCAATGAATAAACATCAATTGTGGATGATGATCTGGCTGCTAATTCATAGCTGCCGGGTGTGTCAATTTCGCCCAATCCGGTGTTTTCTGCATCTTGCCATTGGGTGGTTGGATCATAGGTTGCCCATGTAAGAGCTGCTGGCACCTCATTCCAAGAGTTGATGAGCAGGTCTGTCAGAATTGTCAGAATCTGATCCCCATCAAAATCCTGTGTGAGCACGCCATCGGTTAAAGCTTTTGGCAATCTAGCCAAAGCTCCAAGAGCTGTAATGGATACCGATTGATTGATGCCCACAACACCTGATGCAGCTATGCCAATGCCAAAATCAACGACTGTGCCACCAAAAATTGGCACAAATGTAGCTGTGGAATTTTGCAATTCGACAGTCACCGAATCATTGATTTCAATGTCAATGTTTGATTGATCCAAATTGATTAACTCAAGGCTGACATATCCGGCATTCGCCTGCTCATAAATGTTTGTGCGCCCGGTTGTGATTGAAAGATTGGCCAACGCATAATTTGTGTATTCAATGCCGCCAATTTTGACACGCCAAACAGGATTGAAAATGCTCATTAAATGCCAATCAGATTTGTTGCACCATTAGTGCCACGATAATAAGAATTGTTGAAAGCCTCTGTTGCAGCACGGGTGAAACCTTCTTCATCAATTATTGATGCAGCATTGACATTGATTACAATTCTTTCAGCTGTAGATAACCCACCAGTTGCAGCTGTTCGAGCAGCAGCAGCTGTAGCCCGTGCATCTCTCAATCGAGCTGTTTCAGCTTTTAGTTCTTCACGCCTCAAAATGGCAGCTTGCATAGCTGGTGAATAGGCATCAAGCGGTGCGCCTGTAAATGTCGGTGAATTGGCTGATGGCATAAATGTATTTCCACCAGTATCAAATCCGGGATATTTGCCGAAATCTGCTCCTTCGTTCGGATTGGTTGAAACCTTTAAAGATTTGTCATTGGAATCGCCAAAGAAAAAGCGAGTGACCGGATTATCTTTAACAAAATTCACAAATTCTTTAATCTTGGTGACTGTGCTTGAGATGAATCCAACAAGCTTTGAAAAGCCTGTAACTAACCCACCAACGAGTGTGCCAATAGTTTCAAGAGCGAGTTTAAAAGTACCACCCAAAAGTGGAGCAAGATACTTCTTGATGAAATCCCACACTTTAGCGAGCGCATCATAGAATGGCTGCAATTCTGCTGAATTTTCTGAAAGTGCTGTTTTGATTTTATCAAATGCAGATTTCAATCCAGCAAGGATTGGCCCAACAACAGACCCAATGGCCGGGATAATTTCCTCATATAAGAATCTCCACCATGTTGTTAAAATTGGCAATAGATCATCGCGGATTACTTTAAAAATGGCAGCAAATGCCGGCCCCAAAGTTTGACCCAATTTGTTTGCAAAATCTGTAATTGCTGGAATGCCTTTATTTACAAAGCCGTTAAGCAATGGGGTAAGAGCATCAAGCACATATGATCCGACAGTTTCTTTGGCTTCATCAAATGCCACATTTAATCTGAGCATTTTGCCTTCAAAAGTATCGGCTTGCTTTGATGCTTGGTTTTCAAATGTACCGGCCAATTTAGCTGTGATTTGCTCAAATGACATAGTTTTAAGCTCTGCAGCACTAATGCCAACGCCTAGTTTTCCAAGAGCTGTATTCTGACCTTCGGCGCTTTTTGCAAGCGCATTTGAAACAGCCTCCAAAGATTTTCCAGAGCCGGCTGAAATATCCAGAGCCAAAGCTTGTAATTCTTGTGCTCGAGTTACATCTTTTGTGCTTCTCAATAGACGATCTAGCGATGGCCTAAGCTCATCATCGGTTCGTCCGGTCAATAAAGATGTTTTGAGAATCTGTGCTTCCACCGCTTTAATTTGAGCATTTGTTGCACCGGTGACATTTTCCAAAGTAGTTGCCAATTTAGTTTGTGCAGCTTGGTCAGCAACGGCAGCTTTGACACCATCAATGAGCAATTTGCTGGCATAAGCTGCAGCAGCTACACCGGCAGCAGCAAATGCAATGCCGGCTTTCTTGCTGAAATCGCCTAGTTTTGAACCAAAGCCTTCAACCTCGGCTGAACCTGTGGTGAGCTTCTTTTTTAGATCATCAATATCAGCAAGAATTGAGAGCTTGAGTGTTCTACTTTGACCGGCCATCACCACTCCTTCAAAATCTTAGTAAATGCATTCTCCCATTGCGCGATGATGTGTGGCTGTTCGGCTCGCAAGGTTGGATATATGAAATATCCAGCTGATCCACCGCGAGGCCCACGACCTGACCAGATCGGGAATTGCTTGAATTTAGTTGATCCAAATTCATAACCACCCCAAAGCTGTTGGGTTGTACCTCCACCGCTAAATTTCTGAGATACAAAGCCAAATGACAATTCACCAATCTTTGATGACTTGCTTACCCGTGAGCCTTGGGCAATGCGTGATGCCGCTTTATTTGGCCGACCACTAGCTGATAAAATGATTTTGGATTGCACATAAGTGGCCAATCCATTTGAAACGGCTTTTGCTTGTGTGACAGCACCTTCATCCATAGCTTTAAAAGCTCTGGTGATTCCGCGCAAATCACTCTTATCATAAGTGATTGGATCAGTTGCCATCTCTTGTCCTTAGAATCTCAAAAACAGTTAAAACATCTTCGGCCGTTTGAAACTCTGATCGTGACAATCCGGTGGTGATTGCTAGTTCCCAAAGAATCCGGTTTATTGATCCGGATTCGTAACTTTTGGGTTTTCGGTTTCTCCCATGCTGATGTCAGTCACAGTTTCGCACCACGCCTCAAATGGCTTGACAGGCTTTCCGGCTGCCTCGCGCTTGCTTGCGTGATACGCCAAAAACATCAAATCTGCAATGCCCAATTTCTCAGATACTTGCTGAATCGTGTTTCCGGTTTTCTGTTCCCACTTCATCCACTCCGGTGGGAGCGCGGTATAGGTTGCGCTCTCCCCGGTAGTGAATTCGATTGTGATTGGTAGTTTCATGCTCCCGTGTCCTTTTCTATTAAGTGATTGTTAAAATAGGTGTTGTCACGCATGTGAATGCAAGCGAAACAGTCTGTGCATCTGGTGCTGTGCCTCCAGCTGATGGCAGAATTGGCTGCACATCAAAAGCAAACGATGCTCCAGAATCTGCTCCAAATATGACAGAAAGACCAGTATTTGGTGCGTTTGTTGCAGCTGTCCAAAGTTCTTCACAAAGTGAATTTGCTGCGCCCCAATCAGCCAACATTTCAACAGCAAATGAGCCTTGAGTGTCGGTTGTAAAGTACGCCTTGCCATCGAGTGTCTGATATGTGTTGATTGTTGAATCAACAGTCAAAGTCGCTGATGTAGCTTGAGCATCATAACTATCACCAGCAATGGTGAAAGTGATGTCTCTGCCCGTGATGATTGTTGTTGGCATGATTTCTCCTTAGTTGGTGTAATAGGTGCTGACTTGTAAATCGGCTGTGAGGTATTTGCCTGCACCGACTTCCAATGGTTGTGGTTGATTAACATTGCCGACAACATAGCCGTTCGGCATTGTGCTGATGATGCTGATCATCAATTGTTCGAGATTGTCCAAAGCTGCAGCATTGTTGGAATATCCAACAACACCGGTAACAGTCAAATTAACTTTTACTTTTGTGGTGGAGCCATTTATCAAAACGCTTTCCAAATATGGTGCATCCGGGATTAAACATATGCTTGGAGATGTCATTGTCTCGGGAATGCCGTTATAGACATTGGCAGCAATAGTTGAAAGAGCTGTTTTCAATGGTGTGCGAATTGCGGATTCAATACTCATTGGCACATCGTTTCGACATCTATAAACGGCCCCAAAAGCCCAATAACTCTGTTTGTAAGGCTTCGGCCTAAAATGAAAGGTTGTGGCTGGAATGTGTCTGACATGATTTGATTGCCGGGAGCTGTGATGCTCTGAAAAATCTCGACCGATACAACCAAAATGGCGTTTTCAATTGGTGGTGTGTTTGCATATAAAGCTGCTGCTGATGATCCACTTAATGTGGCTGTTGCAGCTGGGATGAATGGCAATGGGTAAGTCCGGTCAGCTGCTGCTGTGGCAGCTGTGAATGTGTATGGCTCAATCCGATCATCGGTGACTGTATAAGTGCCATTGTATGTTCCGGCCCCGGTTACAACGACAGATTGCCCCGGCACAAAATAATTTGGCCGAATAGTTGTGAAATAAATGACGGAATTATCCACATTGGCAAATGTCACCGATGATTGGTATTGGGTCAGTAAAGGCAAAATTGTTTGTTCAGCTGAATCAATGAATGAATCAAGCTGTGCATCAGAATACAAGGAAACCGAGACACCAAGAATTGACCTCAGCTGTGAGGCTGTGACTATTGCTGGCATCTCGGTTCCTTTCGTATCGTTAGCGTTCGGGAGCGACCGCTACCGATGAGTTATTTTTATTCGGCTCAGGTCTGGTTCCAGCATGCGCCAAATGGAATCTTTGGAGCAATTGCTGCATAGCCATAGTAAAGAATGTCAATGGTTCCATCGCTTTGAATTGCTGTGCGCAATGTAAAGCGTGGTGACTCATACCATGTCCATGCATCTGGATTGATAACAGCCATTGAGAAATCTCCGGTTGATGTTGTTGCACCAGCGTTACCAATTGAGCGAGAAACAAAGAGGTTAAGGCCCGGTGAAACTACACCGCGCAAGCTATCGCCTCGGACTGATCCTGCTTGATTGGAAGGTTGCGCTGCATTGTAAAGAGGTGCGCCATTGTCGTTGTAACCCATGATGTTTGTCCATTGTCCAGGAGAAACAACGATGTTGCGTGCAAATCCGAGTGATGATGAATAAACAGCACCGGCAGCTTGTGATGTGTAAGCAAGGAATCCTGTTGATGAGTTTGCATTCACACCTGTTTGCTGACCTGCACCAGCGATTGTGCCAACAGCAAATTCATCAGTTACTTTTGCATAAGCAAATTCAAGATTCTGAAGGAGAGCTGTAAGGTACTCTGGACGGCTGCGGTCAATGAGTTCCACAGTTGAAATTGCGCGACCTTTGAAAGATTGAACAGGTACGCTCAAAAATGTTGCTGATAGTGATGATTCTGTAACAGCTGCATTTTCTGCAACATTGGCCACAGTAGGCACGGCAGTAACGCGAGGAATTTCAAATGTCATTCCTTCGCCCACAAGCGTTTCACGGCTTAGCGCATCAATCATTCCGCGATCAGCGTTAGCCAATGCATTAACAACCTGTGTGCTTTGTGGTGTTGGCACCATTCCGGGTGCTGTTCCTGTTGTGTTATCTGCTGCCTTGATGTATTGGCGTGAATCTTCATCATGAAGAATTGTTGCCTTCAAATAGTGCTCAAGGTATGAAACCTTATTCACAATAGGTGATCGTGGAGCTGTGTAGTAAGCAGGTCGTGATGCCTGCACAGCTTCTGCTGGAGCCTCTACCGGTTCAACGGCAGGAGCGGTGTTTTCGGTAGTGTTATCCACTTTGTCTCCTTCATTTGGGTTTGTTATTTCTGCAACTTCATGAGTTTCAGAATCTTCTGATGCTGCTACTTCTGAAACGCGTGCAGATCGCACAGCCGGTTCAGTAACCAATGCCACAGCTGTGAGCTGTCCATTGAGCACCTTCATGGTGCCATCCTTTTGCATTTCATAATTATCAACGGCCAATTCGATGCTGAAACCATCGCGCAAACCATCCATTGCCTCAACGAGTGCATCGGTGCCGGCTGTTGTGTTAGCAATTTTGAAAGTAGCTGTCATTTCTTTGTCATTCACATTCATGGCGATACTTTTCCCAATCCTGCGAGTATTGTCATGCTCAAGGTTAAGAAATACATCATTGACAGCAATTGAGCCACGGGCAAAAACAACCTTGCCGGTGCTCGCGTTTGCGTGCTCGTTGAATGCGACGATTCGGCCGGTGATTGTGCGTGCATCTGAATCTGCAGCTGTAATCTGCATTGGTGTTGTTAGCTTCATGAGATCATGTCCTCCATTTGTCTAATTTCATCGGTAGTGATTGCTCCGATGTCGAACAAAATCTTGTAAATCTCTGCACGCTCTTTTTCTGATCCGCGGAGATACGCCTTCAAATCAAATTCCACGCGCTGTGTTGATGGCGTGAAATCTGGCATTGAAAGTCTCGAAGATATGCTGTTCATCAGCGGAAGCAGCGAGAAATCCAGCAAAGTTTGACGCGCCGTGCTGGCGTTTGCATAGGTCATGGATGATCCAGTCGGCGCATCAATAAAGTAAGCCGGAATGCCAACGGCACGGGCTAATTCTGTTGCAATGATTTCGCGAGCTGCATTAAGGCCAATTTGCTCTGGTGAGAATCCGACTGTTTCCATGGAAATGTCAGCATTAAGAAAAGCGGTGCCACGATTTCTGCGAGCTGTACCCCAAGCATCCAAAAGCTTTGCAATGCGGTCAGCTGGCAATGCTGTGCCATTTGATTTCAAAACCATTGATGGCACCGGCTCGCGTGCATACATTGCAGCAGCTCTTTCAAGCTCTGCACCGGCACGAATTGTACGACCGGCTCGATTCAATAAACCTTCATCATTGCCATAAAACACAACAAGCGAGCCAACGCCAGAATCTGGCACTTGTTTTCCATCAACTGTGTAATAAAGAATTGACGTACCGTTGGAGTCTAAAAATGTGCCAACGCGATTTGGTGCAACTCTCCACATTTCGCGCACTCTGCCGGTATCAGCAAATAGTGACATGACCTGAAAATAACTCCACCCCGTAAAAAGTAAATCTTCGCACGCCCACACCCATGATGCTGCTCCGGGTACGCGTTTATCTGGATCAGATATAACAACAGGTTGATCAATGACTTGGCCTGTTGTTTTGTCGCGTGTAATCATTGGAATGGTTGCAATTGAATTGCAAATCATATTTCGTGCGCGGGCAATTGCTGGCACACTCATAGCTTCTTCACGGCTTGCAAGATAGTCAGCTCCACCAAATGGATAAAATGCATCGAGTGTTGGAGCTGGCCCAATTTGTGCAGCTACATCAGCACCGCGCGATGGCGCGACAGCTTGCAAATTGCTTTTGCGGTCGAATAATCCCATGGGCCGATTTTCCCAAAATGTCAAGCATCAACCCACTAAAACATCAATTTCCGTTTCTGGGCGTGTCGCAAAGTGTGTGCAGAGTGCTGCTGCTACGGCAGCACAAACGGCCGTTTGACTTGCACGCCTTCCAATAACCCAACCGCCATCACCTCTACGCAATTGCACAGCTGAAAGCATTTGCTCTGTGAGTGAGCTTTGATTTCGGTGCTTTAAACGCCCGGAATTGATTGCGCCCAAAAGCTCATCGCAAGCTTGCGGATAATCGGCATCCATGTCATGGATTGGAATACCGGCCGGCTGCATTCGAGCTGCGACCGCGCCACTTGTGCGCCTTGAATAAAGCAAATACTCAATAGGATACTTCCGGCAATAACTAGCTGCATCATTTGCAATTGCCCGATCATCTAGCTGAATGGTGTTTTCCCATGTGTGCAACAGCTTGATAATAAAGCTCTCTGATCCAAGCTTTTGGGCAGCGACCAATGCACAATGCTTTCTGTCCGGTGAAATATCAATGGCCATCCATGTGAGCTTGTCCTCATCAAGATCAATTGTTTCATCTCCACACTCTTGCCATTCTTTGGCACCAATAACGCTGGAAATAGTTTGCACCCAACGATTCAAAACCTCGGTTTGTACGACATCCGGAGGATCATTGAAAACCGAGCGGATATTGTCGGGGTGGATTGTTATGTTAAGGCCGGGATTGGCGAATGCCGCGTTTTCCAAGCTAATTTCATCAGTAGGTGCCGACCATTCAAAATAGCCCACATCATCAGCTGCACCACTAGCTGCAGCCAATCCGCGTTCTCGCAATTGGTTGAGCACAATTGAATGCGAATCACCGGCCGTGGAAAAGCAGCTGATTTGCGGATTTTTGGCAGCCATCAATGTGTAGCGCAAGCTGGCAAAAGTTTCCATATCGTGCAGCTCTCGGATTTCATCCATATGCACGCTTTCCGGTTTTGATAAACCTCTAGCTGCTGATCCACCAGCTTTAATGACAAACCGCGATCCTTCCGTGGTTTCAATCTCCTCGGCTCCATGTTGCCACCTAATCCGCTTCACGCGTTTAGCCAAATCATCATGGCTCTCCACAATTTGCACAATTGATCTAAATTGCTCCAGCGATGTGACCAGCCGGTGAGCTGTGGAAACCTGCAACGATTCATTCCAATGAAAAAGTCCCATGAGAATTCGCGCCATCATGTAGGTGCTCTTACCATTTTGACGGGCCACGGTTGCAACTGAAATTGGATGAAAATACCGGCCATCGGGTTTTACCTTGAGCGAATGCTCGGCCAACCACTTTTGCCATGGCATGAACCCGCCTTCAATGATTTGGTCAGCGAAATCAATCAATTCAAAGCCACGCGATGGCAAATCATTGAGCGGTGAGTGGATTCGTGGAGCTGTTACCGGCAAAAAAACCGATTCCAGCCTATCTGAGACTGTTTCAGCCGTAAGGCCACCAATGATGACCTGTTCATCCTTAATCATGACTTATTGACTC